TCTGCTGTGCCGTAGCGCACTTTCCACGAGTTAGGTGTGATTGAGTGGGCAACATTAAAGACCTGCACTGTCTTAGATAGCGTGGTGCTATTAGGCTGGGTCGTGGTGATACTGACTGGAGTGAAGAAGTCCATGGTCAAAGCTGCAACAGTGCCAGCCGTGTAGTTATCCTGCTGGAGATCTAGGGTTAGCTCATCCACGCGGGTTGAAGTCTCTTTACGAGATGCGATAAAAGCCTGTGCATAATCTAGAGCTTCTGCATCTGTCTGCATAAGAAGCCCTGATTGGTTATAACTGTGAGTAAAGTACTTAGCAATAGAGGCAGCATCGCTGACAGTTTGGACTGTGCCACCTGTGCGGGTGACGGTTGCTAGGTTATAGATCTGGGTGTCATCAAAGACCCACTTGACATCGAAGTATCCGATGCCTGTGCCGTTATCATTAAACACGATAGGAGCGCCTGCGATAGTGCCGACTGTGACATTGCGATCTTGGAAAGCGCAGCGACCTTGTGCATCCATGTAGATAGCACCATACTCAGTAGTAGCAACAGTCTGCAAAGCTGCTAAGGCTGTGCGCTGTGTGGCTGGATCTGCCTGCACAGTAGTTAAGCCTGTATCGACATCGCGAAGCGCTAAAGGCCAGCCGATAGTGTCAAGGATCTTACTAATGCGTGAGCCTGTGGTCTCACCTGCAACAGCATCGACTACGCCAAAGAATTGTGCATTTTGGAAAAGTCTAAAGCCATCAACTGCCGTGACTGTGGTATAGACAAGATCACCTTCGAACTTAGGGGTCGTAGTGTTATAGCCTGTGATGTAGCCAGCAAAGATTGGGTAAGTCGTACCGCCATAAGTTGCAGTAATAGTTATCTTACGCATAGGGCTTAAGTAGGTGTAATAAGGGCTGGCCGTATTCTGCGGGTTAAAGTCACCATTCTGGTCAATAATGCGAACTGAAGCTGTGCCAGTCTGAAAGACTTCTGCTGAGATCTGTCGGCCTCGGTTAGTCTGTACTGAGTCAAGAAGGTTAGAGACATCGACTACGAGGCTTGCTGGGCTATCTGAGAGGACATCTGCACCATCTAGCAGCGATGAGTCAAGGATAAATGGATAGCCGAATGAAGCCCCTGTAGAAAAGTCAATGACTACATTGATGACTGGTCTGGTCACAGAGTGCCAGCCTGTACGAGTGAGTCACCTCTGCGGTTAAGTTGAATCAAAGAGTTTTGGATCAGGTTAGTTAGTTCGTCTGGGTTAGCAATGGTGTTAGCGTACACATTTACTACTGGAGCTTTAGAACCTCCACTGTTCATGTTAGGGCTGTAGCCACCGAAATCTCCCACTGAGTACTGATAGGCAATTAGATCTCGTAGATCAGATGCGTTCTGCATATCTAGCAAGTCTGCGAAAGCATTCGCACGAGCTGAAGCTGCATCTGCATATTCGAGGATAGCCCCAATAGATCCGCCTGCTGTTGAGATAGGCGCAATGAAATCTCCTGCTGGAATGCCAGAGCCTAGCGAACCGCTTGTCGGTATCTTGGCTTTACTTTCGGTATTAGCCTTAGCAAGTAAGTCAAGCATCTCGCGGATCTTAGCAAGTGCTGCATCTAGGTTGGTTAGGTTTACCAAGTCTGCTGGCTTTAAGCTGTCAAGGATTGATTTAATGTCTATGAGTTTTGCATTCTGACCGCTGAGCGCAGCAAGGGATCTTAGGTCTGCATTTAGTTTGTTTGTAGCAGAAATGATAGATGCTTCATCTTTAGCAGCAATGGCATCTTCTAAAGCAAGAATTGAACGCTTGACATTTAGGCGAGCCGTGTCGTTGGCAATCTGTAACTGTTGAGCGGATGTAGTTGCCTTGCCTAACTGCTCAGCCTGATTAGTGAGAGCTGCTGCAATCTGGATCTTGTCCATGTCAAAGACTTCATTGCCTTTGTTAAGGGCAAGGTTAGCCTTATCGATTGCTTGCTGTAACTTCTTATCTTTGGTGATTTTGCTTTGTGCTGCTGCCTGCTCTTTTGTCAGTTTAGTAATCTGAGCCTGCTGCTTAACTTGCACCTGACCAGATATAGACATCCCTGTGCTAAAAGGTCTTGGTTGTTGTTTCAAGTCTTCAAATGCATTTAACAATGTGACAATGCCTAATGGGTCACCAACAGTCTTACTTAACACGGATGATAAAAATCCACCAACAAGAGGTATATTCTTTAATTCATCTACAAAGTAAGCTGCGCCAATCGTAGCGTTTTGTAATTTGATGCCGAGCTTGTCTATTTCAGAAGTTGTCTTGGCAAGACCTTGCTCACCATTAAGAATGTTTAAGGCTTCAATTAAACCGACACCGATGGATTCCTTAAAGTTCTCAGTAGCAACCGCCAGTTTATCCATGGAACCTTGATAACTGTTTGCTGCTGCTGTTGCTGATCCAGCAAAGGTTGAAGATAACTGCTCAGTGATTTCTTTGAAAGATTTGGTTTGAAGATCTGCCTTTGAGATACCTACACCCAAGCGAGAAAGAGCTGTGTTATTTCCTAAGAAAGCACGACTCAAGGCTTTTGTAACTGAGTTTAAGTCCAAAGAATTGGCGGCACTTACATCTAATGCAATACCCATCAAGCGTTGAGCCTCGGCTGAATCGCGTGTGGCAACCGCTAGGGTCTGATAACTCGGACGAAGGAGATCATCCACGATTCCGAATTCGCTTTGAAGTCTTTGAATGTAGGCTTCTGAAGTTGCTGCATCTCTACCTAAGCCAACATTTTTAAGGGCTAAAGCTAGTTGCTGTTGCGCCTTCTGATCTGCTGCTGCTGCTTTAACGGCTGACTTGCTATAAGCCAGAACTGCCGTGGCACTAAAAGCCACACCAAAAACACCTGCTAATTTCTTTACATTTTTAGTTAGTTTATCTGTTGAATTCTCGGCTTGCTTAAAAGCCTTCTTGCCTGTGAACTCCGCAGCAATGTCAATAAATACATTAGCCATGATTAGCCTCTCGCTCTTGCATTAAGTTTATCTGCTGCGCCCTTAATTGCTGCTAATACTGCTTGTCTGGCTTTGCCATCGTTTTCTTCGTAAGCGCGGAACAAGGCGCGACCTTCCATCTTTTCGCGACCCTTCATCTGAGAGCCATACTTGTCTTGCTGATTCTGTACAAAGCGACTGCTAGGAGTCTTGCGACCCATAGTCTCATAGATGGCTCCAGCTGCACTCTTATTAAATACGCGAGCAAGAGATCTAAAGCCTCTGCGGTTAGGTTTTGATGGCGTGGTTTTATAGCCAATGCCTTGCTTTACGATACGAGCATTGTAAGTAGGGAAGCGAGCCTGTGAGTTTTCGCGGGCTAACCATCCGCTTAATACTTGACCATCATCTGGGAGATACCCCTTAGCAGCTTTTGTAATAGGCTTAAGAGCTGCTGCAATCTCTTTAGGCAAAGCCTTAGCAAGGTCTGGGCTGAACTGGCGTAGAGACTTTCTAAGAGCGACCGCGCCCTTTACGCTTGCTGGCATCGCTCACCTCTTTCGCTTCATCCTTGAGCCCCTGCACTAATGCATCGAGCATGGTCTTATCTAGATCTAATAACTGCTGTGGCGCGATTCCCAACCTAATGCTTAGCCTAGCGATTAGGTAGGTGAACGGAAGATCGCGCTTTAAGCTAAAGGGTCTGAGTCTAATACCTCAACACTCTTAAGTGTCTCGATAAAGTCAATCCCGAAAGGCTTAACAGATTCACCTGCTCTGCGTGTTACTTCCCATGCTAACCAATAGACATCGCTCTGCTTTTCTTCATCGCGGAACGCCTTATGGAAACCCTTTTTAGCGTACTGTTCGAACGAATACTCCACAGCTGGAGTGATCTCGCCTTCTAGTACGCTTCCATCTGTACGAACTATCTTTAGTTTTGCCATGGTTTGCCCCTTTGTTTAATTGATTAGAATGTGCCTGTTGTGGTTACTGCAACTGTTGAGTTAGCAGTAAATGTAATTGACTGTGTAGCCATATCGCCTACAGCACCATTGATGTCTGTAGTGTTATTGACCAGCAATGAAACAGTGTAGAGAGGGTTAGTCGCTGAGACTGCTGTTCCCTTTTCCTGTAGGAATACACATGTGACTGTGGTTCCCCATGCTGCCTGTAGTGTTGCTAATACATTCGCAGATGCTGTGTCATTTAGGAAGTCGATTGTTACAGTCGATGCTTCTAAGCCCTTAACAAACTTGTGTGAAGAATCGCCCATTGCTGTAACTTCCAGCTCATCGAATGTGCGGTTTAGTGTAATGCTTGTGACATGGTCTGAAAGATCAACGGAGTTAATCTTCACACCGACTTTGTTATTTAGAAATACAGCCATGAGATTATTCCTCGTCTTTCTTAGTAGTTACTGGCTTTGGTGCTGGTGTGCTTACTTGCCCGATTTTCTTCAGGAAGTCAGCGTTTTCTTGTTCCCACTCGGACATGTTTAGCTCCAACTCGTTAGGATTGATACGGACATCTCACAGCTGAGTAGGTCACCCGAAGCAGCGTTGAGAATACTTGGTGCGCTGATAGCGCTTACATTATAGGTCAAAGATGATGCAGCGAGCTTAGCGAACACGCCACAAACAAAATCTTCTATGCCGTTAAGGTTGCCCTCATTGTCGTAGAGCATGGTCGTAATAATAATCTTAAAGTTAGCCATTGGGCTAATAGTGATGTGCTGATTGTTGCTCGGTGTTAAATAAGGATCATCTGGAGACACGATCACAGAGTTAGCAAGGACTGTTGCAGGTGGAAATGCAAAAACTTGATACTTTGTATTATCTACTAACGCTGTTGCTAAAGTAGTGCGAAGGGTTGTGATGGGTGTTGTCATGAACTACCCGATCATACTGGTAGGCGCAAGCGCGTGAGAAACCAAGCCCCGTACCTTCGCCAGAAGTTGCGCTGACATCCGATATGGGGAAGGCTGGAAATCAATCGCATTAGAACCTGAAAGGGTAGCGGTTCTTGCTTGCCAGATTTCAACAGATATCATCAAAGCTGCTTGCTGAATTGCTGCATCTAAAGCCCAGTCCACATAAGTGTCTGCTGAGACTGTGCCGAAAGGTTGTACTGGATGCTCTACTGCTGGCACATTGTTATTGCCTGTGATGTTGTAAGTAATGTTGTAATCGCCTACTCCAGTAAGAGTCTTATTGCCGTTGTGCTTTGAGCCATTGCCAGTAATGTTCACTGTCTGGCCGACATAAAACACCTTCTCTACTTTGTCCTCAAAGTAAAGAGTGCCAGTCGTGGCTGTGTTGCTATGAGCGATATTAAAAGTAGTGTTAGTCCAGAGCATAGGCAGTAGAACTGCATCTGTTGCATCACAGACTTCTTGCAAGGTGGCATCAGGGTACAGCGTACCGACTCCGAGGGTTGATCGAAGTTCTGCGACTGTAGTTAGTGCCATGATTTCCTTTCTAAAGACTCTAGGGAGTCAGAGGGCTACTGACCCCCTAGAGCGACTTAGTAACCTATTAAGTTAGGTTGAACTTACGAACGCCCTTACCTGACTTAGCAAGATAGATT